TAAATCAATACTGCGAATGGCGCTCATTACACCCCCGCTAGCGTATCCTGCGCTCAATGCACTCGATAAGTTACTAGCTACATTAATAGCATTTGAGCCAGCACCTATCAAATTTTGTGAAGCGCCTATATTTTGTATTAAATTGTCGCCGAATGCCATAATAATATCCTTTTGGTATATTATTTATTTGACTTTATTAACTGCGTAGTTTATAATAACACATCATAGGAACGGAAAAGGATGACTATAACAACACCACCAAAAGTTAACTATCTTAATAACAAAGACATGTTAGCAGAAATACACAAATCAAAAAGCAGTTATTGTGTGTTTACTAGCCCAGAATATCACCAATATGATATCATTTTACCTAGTGTAGATAAAATCAATATACGTAGTATTGCAGAAGCCAAGCGAAATCGAGCTAAACGACTAGGCGATTTAGACTATCAAACTCGCAAAAAAGCTGGTGAGAAAATCAAACAAGCAGACTGTGAAATCGATTATAAAAAAATAGCAAAGACAGAGTTAATCTTCAGGATTATGACTTTTGATCATATTCCTTTGAATAATACCCGTAAGAAAAATCCCAAGAGCGTAGCAGATCACAGAGATAAAGTTAACTTTCCTCCGTTCCAACATTGGAAATTTAACGATACAGACGATCTAGTTTGCGTAGGAAAAAGCCATTGGAAAGGCGATTTAGTCAAAGGAAAATTTGACAAAGATGCTGGCCAAATTACTAACAATTTAGCACGAATGATGTTAAAGTTATGCGAGCGTTATGCAACCCGTGGTAACGTTCGTGGGTACACTTACAATGATGAAATGAAAGGACAAGCCATTTTGCAGTTAACACAAATTGGATTACAATTTGACGAAAGTAAATCAGACAATCCATTTGCTTACTTTACTGCGGCTGTTACTAATAGTTTTGTTCGTGTTATTAATATTGAAAAACGCAATCAGAATATCCGAGATGATATTTTAGAAATTAACGGTATGAATCCTAGCTACAGTCGTACTGGTGCTGGAGAACATGAAGCCGCAATGAAACGTTATGGAAATTCAGATGAGTAATTTATTCAAGAAAGTGGCGTGTTTTACAGACATACACTTTGGTCTCAAAAGCAATAGTAGTACACATAATCAAGACTGCGAAGAATTTGTAGATTGGTATATTGCCAAAGCAAAGGAGGAAGGTTGTGATACAGGTATCTTTATGGGCGATTGGCATCATAATCGTAATAGCCTTAATATTACTACAATGGATTATAGCCTTAGGGCCTTGGAGAAGTTGGGACAAGCGTTTGATCAGTTCTACTTCTTTCCTGGTAATCATGATTTGTATTATAAAGATAAAAGAGACATACACTCTGTGGAATTTGGAAAATACATTCCTGGCATTACTGTCGTACACGAGCCTACTACTATTGGAAATGTTACGCTCTGCCCCTGGCTTGTGGGGGAAGAATGGCGTAAAATGAAAGAGCTTAAAAGCAAATATGTGTTTGGTCACTTTGAATTACCGTTATTTTATATGAATGCAATGATTCAAATGCCGGATCACGGTGAGCTTAGAGCAGAAGACTTTGTAGGTCCCGAATATGTATTTTCAGGACACTTTCATAAACGTCAGCAAAAAGGTAATATTGTTTATATTGGTAATGCGTTCCCACACAACTATGCAGATACTTGGGATGACGAACGTGGCATGATGGTATTAGAATGGGGTAAAGAACCTGAATATCATACATGGAGTAATCAGCCTACATTTAGAACTGTAAAACTAAGTCAGTTAATTGACGAAGCTGATACAATTATTAAACCTAAACAACATTTACGTGTTACTTTAGATATTGATATTACCTACGAAGAAGCTAGTTTTATTAAAGAAAAATTTATTAGTGATTATGATATCCGTGAATTGACTTTAATTACAGAACGAAAAGATGTTGAAATTAATACTAACATCGATATACAAAGTTTTGAAAGCGTAGATCAAATTGTTAGCAGTCAGATTGTTAACATTGAAAGCGACACTTACGACAAGAATACACTTCTTGCCATTTATAACAGCCTATGATAAAATTAAAAGAACTAACAGTACGTAACTTTATGAGCGTGGGTAATCAAACCCAAGCAGTTAATTTCGCACAAGAAAACCTAACACTAGTTCTAGGTGAAAATTTAGACCAAGGTGGTGATGACAGTGGTTCACGTAACGGTACAGGTAAAACTACTATTGTAAATGCGCTCAGTTACGCTCTATTTGGCAATGCGTTAACTAACATTAAGAAAGATAATCTTATTAATAAGATTAACAATAAAAATATGTTAGTTACATTAGCGTTTGAAAAAGATGGCGTAGACTATCGTATTGAACGTGGACGTAAGCCCAATGTGTTACAGTTCTTTGTTAACGACCAAGCTCAAGAAACAGACGAAACAGATGATGCTCAGGGTGATATGCGTGAAACGCAAAAGGACTTAGATGACTTAATTAATATGAGTCATGATATGTTCAAGCATATTGTTGCGTTAAACACTTACACAGAACCGTTCTTGTCAATGCGGGCTAATGACCAACGTGTTATTATCGAACAGTTGCTAGGCATTACACTATTAAGTGAAAAAGCAGAAGCTCTTAAGGAAATGATTAAAGAGACTAAGGATGCTATTACACAAGAAACAGCCAGCATCGAAGCTACTAAACGTAGCAACGAAGGTATACAAAAAAGCATTGATAATTTGCTAACAAAACAATCAGCTTGGCGCACTCAACACGCAAATGATCTTGAAAAGATCGGACGTGCGATTGTGGAACTTGAGAGTGTAGATATAGAAGCTGAGCTTGCGAAGCACAGCGAGCTAAAACTTTTCGAAGAAAAGACAGCGAAGCTGAAAAGCCTAGAAAAGGAGCAAGCTACTTTGAATAGCGCGATAGCGCAAGCGGAGCGTAGCGTCACGAAGTACGACAGCGAGCTCGCCAAGTTGGCAAGTAAGACCTGTCACGCTTGTGAACAACGGCTACATGATCACAAACATGAAGAAATGACTCAGCTGGCACAAGGGCACCTTGACGAAGCCCGGAAATATCATGATAAGGTTGAAAAAGATCTTGCTAAAATTCAGGCTGAAATCTCAGCGATCGGCGAGGTACCCCGTAAGCCTACTACTTACTATGATACTGTCGAACAAGCACTTAAACATCAGAATAATTTAAAGACCTTGGAAAATCAGTTGGTACAAAAGTCACATGAAACTGATCATTATCAAGAACAAATTGATGAGTTGACTAATACAGCCTTACAAGAAATCAATTGGGACACAGTTAATACACTTACTACACTCAAGGATCACCAGGAGTTTTTATTAAAGTTATTGACTAGCAAAGATTCGTTTATTCGCAAAAAGATTATAGATCAAAACTTAGCCTACTTGAACAACCGTTTGACTTATTATTTGGATAAGATGGGCTTACCGCATACAGTTTTATTCCAAAATGACTTGTCGGTTCTAATTACACAGCTAGGGCAAGACTTGGATTTTGACAATCTAAGTCGAGGTGAACGCAATAGACTTATCTTATCCTTGTCATGGAGCTTCCGTGATGTATGGGAAAGTTTGTATCAGGGCGTTAACTTGTTATTTGTTGACGAGCTAATTGACAATGGTTTAGATGCGGCTGGTGTGGAAGGCGCACTGGCAGTACTTAAAAAGATGGCTCGTGAACGTAAGAAGAACATTTTCTTGATATCACATCGTGATGAACTAGTGGGTCGTGTTAACAATGTACTTAAAGTTGTTAAGGAAAACGGTTACACTAGCTATGCTAACGACTTGGAAGTAAATGAGTAAACACGTAGAGCCGTCACCCTATCAAAATGAGGAATCGCACGAGCGTCTCATGGCGGCTTTTAAGGAATATTTTAAAGAAAATCAAAAATGGCAAGCTAAAGGCACCCGCAGAGCAGGCGAAAATATGCGCTACTGGCTAGCGCAGATTAGAATTATAGCACGTGAACGACGTGAACATGTACAGCAATATCGTGTATATTTAGATCAAACTAAGGCACAAAAGAAGGCAAACCAAAAGGCAGGGGACACTGGGACAGAATAATATACATAGTTAATGTCCTGGTACTATGCTGATGAAATCGTTGAATCATTACCCGAAGATTGTGTTGGGTTTGTTTATATTATAACAAACATGACTTCTGGGCGTATGTACATAGGCAAAAAATTAGCAAAATTCTCAAAAACTACTTACAAAACAGTAAAACTCAAGAACGGCACTAAGAAGAAAAAGAAAATCCGTAGCAAA